CTCTTGCGGGCGGGGCTGGTCGAAGATGCACGCGACAGGTCGAAACCTTCGAGCTGCGCGTTGGTCGTGCTCACCGAATCCAGTGAGTCGAGCGACCATTCGTGAAGCACCGCCGTCGCCTTGGTCCGAGGGACAGCCGAAACGAACGGCGTGTCGGCGGGCGAAATGCGGTACACAGTGTCCGCGAGATCCTCGCGGTTCGTCGTCACGTCATACGTGGCGAGCGCACCAGTTACTTTTGCCATTGTTGGTTAGCCTTTGAATACAGTCTTGAAGATCGCGGCCGCATCCTCGATGCTTCCGCTGCGGGCCAACCGGTCCTGTGCCGCTTTCCGTTTCGTTGCTTCGATCGCGCTTCGTGGCGTGGTTACACCCGGCCTCACGACAGGCGCCGTCGGCTTTGCAGCCTGCGGTTTCACCTGGGCCTTGGCGGCCATCATCTTGTCGTATTCCCTCGCCTTCCATGCGAACAGGAAGTCAGCAGACGTGATGCCCTTTGCCCTCTCGGGATCGGTAAAGTTCTGCTGCGGGACGCCGTTATCGATCGCATAGCGCACGAGTTCGGAAATGATCTGCGGCTGCTTTTCAGGGACAGCCAGATCCGGCACCGCCTTAATAAGCAGCGGACCGTATTTTTCCTCAATCTGCGCTTGGGCAGCTGCGCGCGTTCTTTCCTGTTCCTCATACTCCTGCTGGGCGACGGCTTGTCGCTGCTGGTAGAGGCTCCGAAGAAGCGCGGTCTGCTGTTTGTGTTCGGCTAGCTTAAGATGATATTCGTCCGGATTGTAGTCGCTCGAACGCTGATCTAGCATCGAGAGAGGTGGCTCTTGCGGAGTTACCATTGACAGAACGAAGTCTGCGGCTTCCGCAAAGGCTTGCCGGTTGGTTTGTGCCTCGCTGATTTCGGCCTCGTGGGCCTTCCTCAGGTTGGCGGCTTCCTGGAACTTGGCGTTGACTGCGGACTCACGCTGTCCCTCACGCTCGCGAATGAACGCTTGCGTTTCGGGTGGCAGGCTTGACCACTGCTCGGCCATTTCCGAGGGCCATGACGGCGGGAGTTCGACGGCTTCCGGCTGGTCCTCTTCGGATGCCTCTTCCGTTTCCTCTGCGTCGTCCTGGCTCTCTGCTTCGGGTTCATCCTCTGCCGCTGGGGCTTCGGTTTCTTCCTCGGCTTCGATCTCTTCTTTGGGTAGGTTGCTGACGAACCGCCCATTTGCATCACGAGGGCGATCCTCGCGATCCGGGGCCTTGTCGTCGAATGTCTTGAAAGCGTTTGCCGCTGCCTCGATTGGGTCAACGACTTCCGTTTCCGCTGCCGTTTCCGGCTGGGCGGTGTCAGTCATGCTTCACCTTTGGTTAGAGCCCCGAGGGGCGGGGATCACTTCCCGAGCCGCTTGAGCTCGGTCAGTTGATGCGTGGCGACCGCGCCTGACGACACGATCTCGCCGAAATGGCTCTTGAGCTTGCGGACCACCTGAACGGCCCGCCACAGATTGTCCCGTTCATCCGATGCGAAGGTGCGCGCCCATTCGTCGGCATATTCGCGCTCGATCGCGTCAAGCCCGTCTTGGATGTCGGGCAGCACTTCCTTGAACCGCGCACCCAGCGCAGCGCGTTCGCGGAGGGCGTGTTCGTTCACCACTCGTTGTCCCGACCAAAGCCCATCGGGTTTGGACCGCGCCAGATTTCTTCGCCTTTCGCGTCAAGCAACCCAGTGAATGATGCCTCATGCTCCGGCACATCGACGTTCGGCAGCAGCGGATCGGTAAACCACGTATCCTCTGCCGAGCCGGGAGGGGCGCAATCGGAGCGGGGACGAGTGAAGTATCTCACTTACTCAAATCCCCGCCTTCGCGGTTCTGGCTGATCTTCTGCTGCGCAACCTTGTCCTGACGGTCGGCATCGCGCTGGGCGATCGCTTCGTTGAGCGCCGCTTCCTTCTCTGCCAGCGCCGCCTCGAACTGGAACTTCTGCTGGGCAAGGTCGGCCTCGAACCTTGCTTTCGCCTGTTCAAGCTGCGCTGCGGCTGCGGCCTTGGCCTGCTCCAACTGCATCTGGAGCATCGCCTGTTCCTGCTGCGCCTGTGCGGCCTGAGCGTCCGACTGCGCTTTCATTTGAGCCTTCATCTGCTCGATCTGCATCTGCGCCTGCATTTTCTGCTGCTCAGGATCGGGCTGCGGCGGGTCAGGGATGAGGTTGCCCTGCTCATCCTTCTGCGGCTCGTTCAGATAATCCTCGGTGTTCTTCACACCGGCTTCGGAGATCAGCTTCTTCGCGCCGTTGTAGATCTTCTCCTTGTCGATCAGCGACGAATAGGGCGACATCCCGATCTCCTTCTGGACTTCGAGGATGCTCTGCGCGGTGGTGATGCGCTCGGCCTTCGAGCCCATTCCCAAACCGACCGAGATCGTCACGTCCATGTCCGCGTCCCACGAGCGCGGGTCCATCCCCACCCACTTGTTGCGAAGGCGGATCATGCGGGCGCGTGGCTGATGTTCCACAAGGAGCTTCAGCATCAGGCGGAACAGGTCTTTGACGCCCGTTTCCGCAAAAATACGGGCGATCATCTCCGAACGGGAGTTGCGCCCGTCCTCCATGATCGCGGCCTGGGTTGCGGTCATCTGGCCGGCGGTGTCGAGGGCATCGGGGTCCATCCCTTGGCCCTGTAATGAAATACCAGTCCTGCTCTCCGCCTGCTGGCTCACATACTCCAGCATGGGAAAGGACTTGTCGGCGACGAACGGCACCGCGAAATCGGTAAGCTGCGTTGCGTCCTCGGCGCGGATTACGGCACCCGGAGCATCCGACAACAGGTCGTCAACCGTGGTTCCGTCGGAGCGTTCTGCCGCACGGCCAAGCACCGGGCGCGGGTTGTTGGACAGATAAAGGTTATCGAGGGTCTGCCGCCACAGCACGGTCTTGATGCGCTGTTCGTCGGCAACCTGATCGGCAAGTGACAGGCCGTAAATCTTGTGCGGCATCGGCGCCGGACACAGGCGGGCGAACAGGCCGTAATCGACTTCCTCGTTGTAAAGAATGACGTTGCCCGAGCGCATGACGCGGCGGAGCTCTGCTTTCCCGTCGCCGTCATAATCGATCAGCGCAAACTCGTCGTTGAAATCGACCAGTTGGTTGGCGTCGGTACCTACCGAATCCTGCTGCGTCGAAACCCATGTTTCGTCGTCGTATCTCGCCAAGGCGCGAGCATCGTCGATCCCGGTATTCTCGGACTTCGACAGGGCCATCACAACCTTTGCGTCAAAGCCCATCTCGATCAGCTCGGACTTGGACTTGCGCGTTACGTGGGCTTCGTAAGGAGGAGTTCTACCGGGCCTCGCGTAAGGGCTGATCCGATATTCCTCGGGCGGGATGTTCTCGATGCAAATCCTTACGCCGTCGTCCTTGCGCATGATGTCGAGGCTGTAGAGGCCGTATTCATCGGGACCGTATGGCCCGCCAATGACTTGCTCCTGTTGCATCAGCATCTGGAGCTGCATCGGGTCGAGGCTTTCCAGCCTCTCCGGCTTGTCGTTCGAATAGGCTTCGGGATAAGCCTTGACGACACCCAGCTTGCACAGCAGCGCGTCCTTGAACCAGTCGTGCAGGATCAGGAACCCGCCATTGTCGTTGTGCAGGACGTAGTTCACATATTCCGTGGCCTGAGCAGCAACGTCCTCGTCCTCTTTCGAGCGCGGCTGGAACGTCACCGTTTCATCAGCGGAGACAAACGGCTTCAGGATCGCAGCGAGCGCATTGTCCACGGTGATCGCCACAGTGCCGTCAACCACCGCCGACTTACCCGCCCGCTCGTCGCCATAGGGCCGGCGATAGTAGCGATCGATCGCTGAGGCTTGTTCTGATGCAATCTCGGTATCGTAATAACCGATTGCGCGGCGCTCATGCTCGGAGAGGTGGTTGGCTAGTTCCTCATCAGACATGGCTCCGCCGCCCGGAAGTTCCTCTTCCGGCTCGGCCATCGGTTGAGTTGCCATCAGAAGAGAATCGCGCCGATTGCTATGCCGACGCCAAGGACGGCGACGGCAATAATGAGCATGCGATTCGCGATCTGCGCGACAATGCCGTTCACGATATCATCAGGACTCATCGCTATTCCTTCAGTCGCGCGGGCTTCACCGCCCTCAATCCGAATGTGAACCGCTCGCCGTCATCCTCGACGTGGATCGGCTCGAAGTCGCCCTTCCACAGCCAGCGGAAGTCGGTCATCGCGTTGGAGCCGACCTGCTTCTCATATTCAGCCTGGCTCAGGAACGTGATCGACGCCGGGGAAATCACGCGGGTGTGCGACGGATCGCCCCATGCCCAGATCGATTTCCAGCTCGGGCAATGTGCCGCGAGCAGGCCATTGGGTTTCAGCAGCCGGTAAATCTCCGCGAACAGTGCGAAGAACGCCTTGTAATCGCCCTGCCGCCCAAGATGCTCGATCACGCAGTAAGCGTGGACTTCATCGAACGAACCATCCTCGAACGGCCACGGGAAATCTTCCAGATCGTGAACCACGTCCGCCCCGCAATCGGGGTCGTGATCCAGGGTCGTCAGGTCTTTCCAGTCGTCGTCCGGGCTCAACCTCAGCTTCTTCGCCCGCGAGTTGCCGCAGCCGATCAGCAGCTCGCTCAAGCCACGCTCCGCAGCCGTTCGGCGTAAGCCTTCCGCATCTTCTCTTGCGTCGCCGGGTCAAGCGCCGCCGGTTGCGGCCGAACCGCAGCGGTCTCGAACGACTTGTAACCGTGGCTGTATTCGTCATGCCGAGCGTGGTCCTTGTAGACGCCCAGCTTGTCGTCCCATTCCTTGCGGTAATTATCCAGGCACTCGATCAGCCGCGAACAGCGCTGCTCATCGATATAGACGTTCGGGAAGAACGCCCTGCTTGCGTCAATCCCGTCCTTCTCAAGCGCGATCTTCGGCACCACGTCGATTGGGGTGATTCCGGCCTCTTGCGCCTTCTCCTTGCGCGATTGGACCTTGTTCACGTCCTGCTGACGATGGGCGGCGTCGTGCGGCATGTAATGGCGGGAATAGACGTAACCCTTGGAGATCAGGATGCCGGCGTAGTGGCCCCAGCTCTCGCCGTTGTTCTCGTAATAATCGATCGCTCGCCGCTCATGGCCCACGTCCTGCCAGAACGTGATCGCCGTGCTGTCGTTCAGCCCCAGGTCCCATGTCGTGTAGACCGGCGCATCGAGGATTGGCAGGCGACAGATGCGTTTCTGTTGCCGCGCCTTGGTCATTTGCCGACTGAAGTAGGCGCCTTCGACCGACGCTTCGAACGCTTCCTTGGGAGTTGACGGAAACTCCCGCTTCATGTCGTCGCCCTGCTGCTCTTCCTTCTTCACATACCAGGCGCGCTGCTGGCGGGTGAGGACAATCCCCTCGGCCGCCAGCTTCTCAAAATACTCCTCTTGCTCGCGGCTCTCGCCGACATCCTGCGAAAGCTGGTATTTGTCATCCAGATACCAGCCGAAGAAGTGCAGCTTGAAATCGAGCGCGGTCAGCTCGGTCTCAAGCTCGGTCTTGTCCATCGCCTTCTTGCAGAGCTCGTGGAAGTGGCCGGAATGACCTTCTGCGGTAGACTCGATCCTGATCTTCTGGCCGACGTGGACCGTGTTCAGCGCGCCGGACTTAACCTCGCGCGCCTTCTCGGGGAACTTGGCGCAGAGCTTGCCATATTCTGAGACATGCAGCCGCTGGAACGTGCCGGACCTCAGCGACGTGCCGACGCGGATCGATGAGCCATTGCCGAACTTGAGCTGCCTGACGCTATCCTGCGTCGCCGGGACATGCTCTTTAAACTCAGGCGGCAGACAATCGTAGGCGAAGCGTATCTTGTTATCGAAGAACGCCTCAGCATCCTCGCGGTTGTGCGCAATGACGCCGGCGGACGTGTTGGGAATGAACAGGCAGTCGTCCAGATAATCGAGCTGGATAACCGTAGTGAATCCGAGCTGACGGGCCTTCAAGATAAGGTCGATCCCGTGTTGCTCGCTTAAGAACTTCTCCTGCACTGGCCTTAGCCGGAACGGCACAGCCTCGCCGTATTCGTCCTGGATCGTGTAGAAACCGTCCCGAAGCCTCGCCAGCTTGTCGGGCCAGCGCTTCCGGCACAGCTCTATGAAATCTGCCCGAGCCACCGCTTCGCCTCGTCGGTCAGATCGTGCGTGACTTCGTGCTTCTGCGCCTTGTTGTCGCTGAACGCATTGGACAGCTTGCCGAGATACCAGCGATCGGCATCGAACGCTAAGCGGCCCTTCGCCGGATCGTCTGCGGTTAAAGCCCTGATCCGAGCCTGCTCAGCAAGGAGCTGATAGCCTTCCTCGCGCGCGTGCGTAACCGCGACGTCAAACTCAGGATCATCCACTTGCCACCGTTGAACAGTGCGGCAAGTCGGCATTCCAGATTCGCGGCAAATTGATGCAAGGCTCTTTCCTTCCATCAGCCCAGCGAGAATATGCTCGCGAACATCATCCATTTCTGAACCGCCGTGGCTCATGACTTGAAATCTTGAAATTCAATCAAGATCGCAGCGTTGGGCCGCAGACCCTCAGGCCACCCAGGGTGCCAATAGCGGTGCGCCGCCAGTTCGCGCTGCTCGTCAAATGCCTCGTCAGATGCGACCAGCAGTTGATCGACGCGAACATCGCCGCGCATAAAATCGATAACGTATTTCACTGTTGCCTCTCCGTTTGCCGCTCCTCATTGAGGTGGGCGGTGTCTTTGGCTTATCGTTTACGCGGTTGTTTCTGATACGGGCGTCTGACCTTGCGCGCCGGATTGCTGTCGAACTCGAAACAGTCGAATATCCTGTTGTCGAACTCGGCCTCGTCAAAGGTGGTCGGGTTGTTCGCCTTGAACACCTTACGTCCTTACTGCGGCTTTCCATGATTGACCGGGAGGCACGGCGAAGAATTGCTCTGTGCCGGCCTGGAGCCGGTAATCGTTGGTCGTTGCTGTTGGGTTGGCCCCGAATGCGACGTAAACCGCTTCATCCGACTGAACGAGGACGATCGCCGTTCCCACTTGCACTGCCGCACTCTGCTGCGATGTTCCGGTTGCCGTCAGGGCAGACTGCGCTGTGACCTTGTTGACCGCCGGAACCAGTGGGAGCACGGACGCAGAAGCCCCATACTCGATGATCCGTGTTGCCATGTTGTTGACTTTCGATCAGGCGAAGTTGCCGTAGGCAGCGCCGCCGCTGTTGAACCCGACAAACACCCGGCCCTGCTTGTTCCTGTCGCCCACAAGCGTCTGGATGTAGAACGGGTTGTTCGCTGGAAACCGGCCCAGCAGCTCGGGCGTGGTCGCGAAGAAGTCCTTGCTGCGGTAAATGCCCGAGACGCCGTTGACCTTGCCGTTGAA